GGTAAAGAAGGTGCAAAGCCAGACTTCTTAGATATGGACAAAGACGGCTACAAGAAAGAGCCAATGAAGAAGGCAGTTGCTGATAAAAAGAAAAAGAAAGTTGACGAAGTTAGCGATGCAACTAAATCATCATATGTGAAGAAAGCATCAGCAGACGTTGGTAAAATGGCTACTGGTGATAAAGACGGTGGCAAGATGATGAACCGTATGAAGGGCATCGAAAAAGCACAGAAAAAACCAGTTAAAGAATCCGTAGAGCGTAAGTTGACATTCAAAGAAATGATCAAGTTGGTTCAGGAAAGCGGTGGACAACAACAAATTGATCCAGTAGACACAGCGTTGTTTGCATGGGCTCAACGTGTTGCTAAAGCTAAGTTTAACGAGTCAACCAAAGCAGAAGTATACGCAGGTCTAGTATACGAGCGCATGGGTGGTGTTTTTGAAATGTACGATGTACTAGCAGAAACAAAGTAATTTAACCAATTACACTCAAAAGCCGGCAATTTAGTTGACCGGCTTTTTCTTTGACTATATAATAGTTCTATAGGAGAACAATTATGTCAACAAGAATGTACGGCCCTGAAGAAAAAGCAAAACTAGAACGTCTTATCAACGAAGGCGGCAATGTATTGCGTGAAGTTGAAGATCTTAAAGAAGGTCTTAAAGAAACAGTTAAAGCAGTAGCCGAAGAACTCCAAATTAAACCTAGCATTATCAATAAAGCAATTGCAATCGCACATAAAGACAATTGGAAAGATCACGAACAAGAATGGAATGATATTGAAATGATTCTTGGCGTAACCAAACGTCTACCAGAATGATTGACACAATTTTTAAACCTACAATAGAATGGATACGTGATGATTGGCAAAGCGACAAGTTTCGATTTTGTGTCGAACTACTTGCATGGGCTATCAGTATCGGTAACAGCATCACTATGGCGCTTACTGTACCTAATCCGCCTTTGCTTACTTTGTATCCTATTTGGATCTGCGGTTGTGCTATGTACGCTTGGGCCGCTTATACTAGGAAATCATTTGGCATGTTGGCTAACTACATCTTGTTAGTCAGTATTGACAGTCTTGGCCTGGTTAGGATGATAATTACTTAAATATAAGTTAGAAGGTAGGCGTGGCCACAATCCGCAAGTTTGGTATTTGCAAGCCGTAAATTGCATAGGAGAACAATTTGAGTTACGTAGACGCTTTCTATGATAGAGAGCAGGATATGATCAATGTCGTTGAGCGTGATGCTCAAGGCAATAGACATTATAAAGAATATCCAGCTCGTCATATCTTTTATTATCAAGACCCTAAAGGTAAATTCCTTTCAATCAAGGGCGAACCCCTTAGTCGTGTTACAAGCAAGAATGTTAAAGAACATCGCAAAGAACTTGCTATTCATTCCAATCGTAAACTTTACGAAAGCGACATCAATCCAATTTATCGTTGTTTAGAGGATAATTATCTCAATGCAGATGCACCAAAGCTAAACGTAGCATGGTTTGACATTGAGGTAGACTTCGATCCAGAACGTGGCTACGCATCACCCGAAGATGCATTCATGCCAATTACCGCGATTGCTGTCTACCTACAGTGGATGGAAACTATGGTATGTTTGGCTATCCCGCCTAAAAAAATGTCAATGGAAGAAGCAACTAAACAAGTTGCAGAATTTCCAAACACGATGCTATTCGAATCCGAAGGCGAGATGCTAGATACATTCTTAAATCTTATTGAAGATGCAGATGTGCTAAGTGGTTGGAACTCAGAAGGCTTTGATATTCCGTATACAGTCAATCGTGTTACTAAGGTTCTAAGTAAAGAAGACACTCGTAGATTCTGCTTATGGAATCAATTTCCTAAGAAGCGTGAATACGAGAAGTACGGCAAGACTGCTATCACTTACGACTTTGTAGGTCGTGTGCATATGGATAGTTTGGAGCTGTATCGAAAGTATACCTATGAAGAACGCCATACATATCGACTAGATGCTATCGGCGAAATGGAAATTGGTGAGAACAAAACAGTTTACGAAGGCACACTTGATCAGTTATACAACAATGACTTCCGCAAGTTTATTGAATACAACAGGCAAGACTGTATGTTGTTGGAAAAACTTGATAAGAAGTTAAAGTTCTTGGATCTTGCTAACACACTAGCACATGAATGTACTGTATTGCTACAAACTACAATGGTTGATGTTGCTGTAACTGAACAGGCAATTATCAACGAAGCTCACAAGCGTGGAATGATTGTTCCAAACCGTATTTCTCGTGAAGCAGGCGTTGATACTGCGGCAGCTGGTGCGTTTGTTGCGTTTCATAAGAAAGGATTTCACGAGTGGATTGGTTCGTTAGACATCACCTCACTGTATCCGTCTGCTATTCGTGCCCTGAACATGGGCCCAGAAACTATTGTTGGTCAGTTACGTCAAGACGGAACAAAGGCATTTATTGAAGCAGAAATGGCTAAAGGTCGTAGCTTTGCTGGTGCATGGGAAGGTATCTTTGGTTCTTTAGAGTATACCGCTGTTATGGATCGAGATGTTGGTCGCGAAATTACTATCGATTGGGAAGGCGGTGGTGAAGATACTCTAAGTGGCGCACAAGTGTATGATTTAATCTTTGAAAGCAATCAACCTTGGATGATTAGTGCTAACGGTACTATCTTTACTTACGAAAAAGAAGGTATCATTCCAGGTCTGTTAAAGCGTTGGTACGCTGAACGCAAAGACATGCAGAAAAAACTCAAAGAATGTATTGCGGCTGGCAATAAAATCGAAGAAGAATATTGGGACAAGCGTCAGTTGGTCAAGAAGATCAATTTGAACAGTCTATATGGTGCTATTTTAAATCCAGGTTGTCGCTTTTTTGATAACCGCATTGGTCAATCAACTACACTAACCGGAAGAGCGATTGCTCAACATATGGCCGGTAAAGTAAATGAAATTATTACAGGAACTAATGATCACGTAGGTAAGGCAATTATCTATGGCGATACAGACTCTTGTTATTTCTCAGCATACACTACACTAAAGAAAGAGATCGACAAAGGTCTTATTCCTTGGAGTAGAGAAGCAGTTATTGAACTTTACGATACCATAGGAGAAGAAGTAAATGGAACTTTCCCAAAATTCATGCAAGATGCTTTCCACTGCCCAAAAACCAGAGGCGAAGTTATCAAAGCAGGACGAGAAATTGTCGCATCAAAAGGTTTGTTCATTACTAAGAAGCGATACGCAGTTCTCTATTACGACAAAGAAGGTAAACGAGCCGACATCGACGGCAAGCCAGGCAAAATTAAAGCCATGGGGCTTGACCTCAAGCGTTCAGATACCCCGGTTGTTATCCAAGACTTCCTAAGTGAAGTTCTAACACAGGTTCTAAATGGTGCGGCTAAAGAGGATGTATTACAGTACATTACTGATTTCCGTACAGAGTTCAAAACAAGACCCGGATGGGAGAAAGGTTCGCCCAAGCGAGCCAACAACATTACTGAGTATGCCGCAAAGGAAAAGAAAGCAGGTAAGACTAATATGCCCGGACACGTTCGTGCTAGTCTAAACTGGAATACTTTAAAGCGTATGATGAATGACAAATACTCTATGAGTATTGTTGACGGAGCAAAAGTCATTGTGTGTAAGGTTAAAGATAATCCAATGGGATATACTTCAGTAGCATATCCTGTAGATGAACTTAGATTACCTCAATGGTTTAAAGACTTACCGTTTGATGACGCCACTATGGAAAATACCGTCATTGACGAGAAGTTAGAAAACTTGATCGGTGTTTTGGAATGGGACATCAGTCAAACACGCAGTGATAACACATTCGCAAAACTATTTGATTTTGAGTGATTTGAGGCTTGCTTTTCACTCACGATCTAAATATAATCATATTAAACACGGAGAATTCTCAATGAAAGACATTTTACAAGACATCGTTAGTCATACACAGAACCTAGGGTTCTTGACTACAGTTAAAGTTACAGGCACAGATACAAAAACTACAATCAATTCAATGGCTGACGATCGTTCAGTTATTATGGAAGCTGAGACATCGGCACCATATCCAGATATGATTGGTGTGTTTGGTATGCCGCAATTAAACAAATTAAAATATTTGTTAGACGGTGCAGAGTACAAAGAAGATGCTAAGATTAGCGTCACTACAGCAGATCGTAATGGTGAAACTATTCCAACAGGTTTGCATTTTGAAAACAAAGATGGCGACTTTAAAAACGACTACCGCTTTATGAATTCAGAAATCATCAACGAAAAGATGAAAACTGTAAAATTCCGTGGCGTAAAGTGGGATGTGGAATTGGAGCCAACTGTATCCGCAGTACAGCGTTTCAACTTCCAAGCAGGTGCTAACAATGAGCATCCAACATTCCTTGCTAAGACAGATGGCGGTAACTTAAAGTTTATCTTTGGTGACGCATCAACACACGGTGGTGAGTTTGTATTTGCACAAAATGTTGCAGGTAAACTTGATCGCGGTTGGACTTGGCCAGTGTTGCCAATCTTGAGTATTTTGAAGATTGCAGATGTAAACAACACAAAGATGAGTTTGTCAAACGAAGGTGCTATTCAAATTACGCTTGACAGCGGTTTGGCATCATACAAATACATTATTCCAGCACAAGCAGTATAATGATTAAAGGCATTACACCTTCCGGCCGTTATATAACAGTTACGAATGGTAATGCCAGCACCTATGTAAACAGCTATTCAGGACAACAAGGTGTTGGCAACATGAGATACAATACTTCTAGTCAAAACATGGAAGTGTTTGACGGCAATACTTGGGTCATACTCAACATGGCCCATGCTAGCGTTGGCTTGAACGGCGAAGCTGAATCATTGCTTGATTGGGCACGTAAAAAGCGTGACGAAGAATTAGTATGGCAGGCAATGGCAGAGAAAAACTCTGCCGTTAAAATAGCACTAGACAATCTAGAACAGGCAAGACAACAATTAGATATTACGGCAAAATTAGCGAGAGACTATGAAACAACCAATTGATTTAACACCCTTACAAAAGGACTATGCGGTATACTTACCTGCTATCAGTTCTTTTTATAGCACATATGTTGCTAAACAACGTTTAGAAGAATTTGTACCCAATGATCGTATTCCCAAAGGTTTTGATCGTGGTATTGAAGGCATGAACTTTTTAAATCCCGAACAAGGATATTTTACATACAAATATGGTCTTTACTCTGCAGGTCACGCACAGTTAGACTTACAAAAGAGTATGACACAAGAGTCTATGATTCAACAACGTGATCGTGGCAATACAATGATCTTAGGTGACTCTGGTGGATATCAAATTGGTAAAGGTGTTCTTAAATTTGATTGGTTAAACTTTGAAGGTCCTGCCGCGAACAAGACACGTCAAAATATTTTAGAATGGCTTGAACTTACTGCTGATTGGTCAATGATGCTTGACGTTCCTACTTGGGCTTGTGACCATATTCATAGTCCAAAGACTGGATTAAAAACATTTGAAGATTGTTTAGATAAAACACGCTTCAATAACGATTACTTCTTGATGAATCGTTTAGGTCAAACTAAGTGGTTGAACGTTCTACAAGGTAGTGACTGGGATACTGCTGAGAAATGGTATAACGGTGTTAAAGAGTTTAGTGATCCCAAAGGCAAATACGCTGGGCGTGAAGCAGAAGGTTGGGCGTTTGGTGGTGCTAATATGTGTAAGATGGATATCACTCTTAGACGTTTAATGACTATGCGTGACGAAGGTATGCTTACAGGCAAGAACTGGATTCACTTCTTGGGTACAGCACAACTTGATTGGTCCTGCTATCTAACACAAATCCAACGTCAGTTACGCAAACATATCAATCCAGAACTTACAATTAGTTTTGACTGTGCAAGTCCGTTTATTGCCACTGCTCACGGATTAGTTTATACAAACGCACAACATACTAACAAGCGTTGGTCAGTTATTATGGACAAGGCTCCGGACACTAAAGCTCTTTCTAAATCTGACATTCCTTTTCCATTCGAAAGCGAAGTTGGTTCTAGACTTACAATGGGCGACATCTGCTGGTATGCTCCAGGCATGTTAAACAAGATTGGCAAAGAAGGTAAAACTTCTTGGGATAGCTTTGCTTATGCATTGATGATGGGTCATAATGTTGAATGTCATATCAAGGCTGTTCAACGTGCTCAACAATTGATGGATATTGAATGTGCAAAATATAAACCAGACTGGAGAGCATGGGGTATTGAAGGTAAGAAAGAAATTGAATTCAGTGATTGGGTTCCACGTAAGATTCTATACTTTAGTACATTTGTAGAAGAATTATTCAATACTAAAACTAAAGACGAGGCATTTTCTTTAATTAGTGATGCATCACAATTCTTAAAGAGTCTCGAAGGTGCTCGACTACAAGGTGGGCCAGCGGCAAATACATTCGGTAGTTTGTTTGATTTCGATGACGGTAAGAAAGCAGGCGAGATTGATTTTTCTAATCCAGATGATGACGAGTTGAATAGTTTGGCAGCAGACCTCTAAGGAGAATACAATGTATGAAAATCGAATTGCACATTTAGAAGAAGCACATCGTGCTTTGGACAAACAAGTTGATACTTTGGAAAAAAATGGCTTATTTGAAGACCTAAAATTAGAGCAATTGAAGAAAGAAAGGTTGCTCTTAAAGGATAAAATTGCTATACTAAAGCATAAACAAGAACTACACACAGGTGTAATCTAACAATGAAAATGACAGAACAAGAAATGCAGGACTACTTTCCAAAAGTATATCCTAAAATTTTTAGTGGCAGGTACGGCGGTATTGCTATAGGCAAAGGTTGGTTTGATTTACTCAATCAAGCCTGCCGTTTAATTCAAAGTCATTTAGATTGGAAAAACAAAGACAGTGAAGTTGCTCCGCAAGTAGTTGCTGAACAAGTTAAAGAAAAGTTTGGCGGCTTACGTTTCTACGTACAAGGTGGAGATGAATATACTAACGGTATCATTGATATGGCTGAACAAATGAGCATGATGCTTTGTGAAGAATGCGGTGCTCCTGGAGAGCGTGGTGGAAGTGGTTGGATTACAACATTATGTGAAACTCATCGTGCAGAACGTGACCAAAAACGTTCTGAATATATGAAACAAAATGGATTGGAAGAATAATTATGGCAACATGGACCGTTAGTACACATTACAAAAAATCTTGTCAGGAAGTTGAGCATTGGGTTCGACGTGAAGGCGAAGGTCGTCTTACAGTCACTAACGGTTTCCGTTATGGTGAGTGGACTGTAGAAACAAGTGACGACAATCCTCCAGAGTTTGAGTTTACAGAAGTTCCCGGTGGTGATGGCAAGAAAGATAGCATCAATATGCTAGATTGCGAAATCAACAATATTGAAAGTGTTGAACTTGTAGAAATGTTTGACGGCGGTTGCTGGTACGATACTGAATTCGAAGGGCTTACTCTAGAAGAGGAAGAAGAGCTTGAAGAATTCATTGAAGAAAACAGCATCTATGAATTAGAAGATCGCGAAGATGGTTGGTATAACGATGAAACCGAATGGTGGATTTGGGGACCAATTGAAATTAAAAACGAAGCAGGTGAAACCGTACGTATTATCTGCGCAGATGCAGATGGCAACGTAGTAGACTTTAAGGAAGACTGATGTCTAAAGTTTATCTAATTAAACCCCTACATAAGAAAAGTATCTGCTGGCACATTGAAATGTTTCGCGAAAATGCGGACGGTACAATTAGCTGGGTCGATATTGATGATCACTATCGGTGGGGTCAAGGGTTTGTCGAGGAAGACATGGCATGTAATTTGCCTATCGAAGGCGATGTACAAGCACATGCT